CTGCCTCTTGGAAGGATGCTGTTTCTTGTATAGCTTGTCCCGGTTGAGCCCCAACTTCTTGTGCACCTGGTAACGCTCCTTGACCAGGAGGAAGCCCGACTAATTGCTGTAAAAGAGATTGTTGCTGAGGAGGAAAGCGCTCAAGTGCTTGAGTTGGTTGGCCTCCAGGAGCAGCGCTCGCTTCTTCAATAAACGCTCTTTCTTTTGAAACACCTTTTTTAGGAGCCGCTCCATCTTGAGGCCGTGTAATTTGATCAATTATGGAAGTTGCAAGTTGTGTTTGTCCTCCAGCCGTGAAGAGTGCATATAATTCCGCGTTTCTGGTCGCAGTCGGTTCATCCATTCCAAATTTCATGAAAACATTTTTTATATGTCCTACATCCACTTCGGGTTTTCCCACTCCCCCTTTTCCCCGCTTAAGAAGAGAGGAATAAAGATCGGCATATTTCTGAGCTCTTTCAAAAGGCACTCCTTGTTCAGTGGCCTTTCCTATCCCCTGAAGAATATCTAATGGACCGGCATCAGGCCCCATTTTTCCTAGAGTATCATCCAAAATGCTCCCGTATTTCTGTTCTTTCTTTTGCTCAAGGTATCCTCCTAATTGTTTACCTAAAGCAGAAGACAAGCCTGTGACGGCTTCCCCTAAAGGACTTCCATAAACTATTGGACTTGGCATTGTTTACCTCTTTTGCTCATTTTTTCTGTCCCCCCGTAGCTGCACCTATTAATGCAGTAATGGCGTTCACTGTTCCTGGAACGATGCCTTGCTTCTGTTTGATCAATGGAGAAAACGTTTGTTGGCTGAGAAGAGGCAAGAACTGACTGATGGCTTGTAATTGGCGATTTTGCCCAGCTTCTGCTAATTGACCATATTGAGAGCCTAACGAGGTCGAGAGCTCTGATGCGCTCTTTGCTAGAGCTTGGTTGAGGGCTGAAGAAGACCCGGCGTTCGCATCTCCAAAACTTTGCTGGATCGATGGAACAATTTGTTGCTCAAAGGCCTGCTTAGCTGGATCTACATAGCTTTTCTGGAATATATCTTGCAGGTTCTCAGGCGTTTGAGGCTGAAGCATACTTCCAAAGGCTTGGCTTAAATTAGGTCCTAATCCCGTTAAAACAGAGCTATAGAGCTTCTCCTGCTCCGGGGTCAGCATGCTTACACTCCCCGTTTGTTGTGGGCCGCCCAGCCATGTCGTTGCGTTCCCCATCTTCTTCCTCCATGTATTCCATTAAGACACTTTTGGATCTTTTGAACCCATGTCTTTCACTATGTTTTGGATAATTGGTGATCCAGTAAACTTTCTTCAATTTTAGCTTTTTCATCAATTTCTTGACGAATTCTGAGAGCATTTTCACTGCTTTCCCTTTCCACCAATAATCATCATCGATGCTAAATGTATTGATAATCATATCATTGGTTAAAGGGTTGATTACAAACCATAAAAATCCCTTCACGATATTCTCTTCGTCTGAGAGCACGTATAGATGGTTTAAAGGGTTAAGAGTCGGGCCATCTTTGCCCTGAATCAGACAGTGAAGCTCTTGATACTTATAAAAATCATCCACGGTGAATTCCCGTTGCTTAACTTGCTCAACGAGGTAGCGAGGGATATGCACCGGAGAAAATACTCTCATCCATTTCAGTTCGTTAGGATCTTTCATTCTGTTGCCCTATATATCGTATGTGTCCTATTAATCTTCCATTTCCTACTACTGCTTGATTGGCAGATGTGAATCCATCCCCTATGTTCCAAAATTCCCCGTTAAATGTGTTAGGCATCGCATTGATGACAATATCGGTCCCCCCAGTAAATGTAATTCCCGACGGCTGCACAACCCCGACAAAAGGCCAAGTTGAGCTAGTTGAGACCATGGCTACTTGATAAGGGAGCTTAAGAATTAGGTTACCAGCTGCTGAGCCGGCGGAAGACCATGCGATATCGAACCAGATTTCCGTCATAATCCCCTGCCGAAAGGAATATCCCACTTGATGAGTGTATGTGAAAGTGCCTGCTGTGGTGGATCCCTTTAGTTCTGGAATCCAGCTGCCTTGATCAACATCATAGTCGGCCTTAAGTGATCCATTGATTGCTCTAGCTAGAAGACTGTATGACCTTTGGAGTTCATCAACGAGGGAACGAATATAATCTGAAGTATCGGCAGGATTATTGGACTCAACTGCTGATAGATCTAAGGGATAAATGATGTTTGTCGGTAGGGTCATATGGTTCTGTCCCCTCTGGGCCTAAAATAAGGCTTAAATGCGTGTATTCGAAGGCTAGATTGGCCCGTCTCGTTCATTGTAATCCTATGCTGGTACCCAAGGCCTCCTGCATATGCTCTTTTCCAAACTTTTGTTCTGTAAAACTTACGTAAATAGACTCCCCCTCCGGACGTATATGTTCCAAAATCGGTAGCATCTATGCTGATATCAAAAGTGTTTGCATCGATGACAGTGACTAAGAACCCGATATCATTGATTTGACTCATCCCATTAACACCATAGAGGAAGACCATATCATTTGTTGACCGACCATGCTGAAAGGAGGTAATTGTCACCCCTGCTGTAGCTGGTGATTTAGCGACCGCATTAGTGATAGGAGAGATGTAATTGAGATTTGGGAGGAAATCGATCTCTTGAGTGTGGTAGAAATCCTCATCATTGTCTTTATAAAATTGAATGTTTACCCTGGTTACTTGATCAGTATCAACAAAGAAGTCGATGTATCCAAGCTGAGACTCTTTACCTTCTTCTTTGAAAGGAGCCCAATATGCTGAGTCGATTGTACATTCAATATCACTGCCGTTGTCATCAGATCCGGTCTCTAGGACGTAGACTATGCCGTCGAAATCTCCTCCGACGAATAATTCAGTATTTCCGCTCATGAAAAAGGATAGCGCTGTAGTATTTCCGGCGTCTTTTGCTGCCCAATCAAGGTTATTGGCTACTGTAAAGTCCTCTGCGGCTAGATCTTGTGACACGTTTTGGGAATATCCCAAGACATTCATGTCGATTAGATACTTGCTCCATGAATTGGATTCTTCATCAAGAATGAGAGCTCCATTGGAGTCTGTGGAAACTACACTGGGATAAAGAGCCCATGTCCTTCTCTCGGAAAAGCTCCTTTTCACATAGACTTTCTCGAAAAAATCGTTATTGATCTCATCTGTGACGAAGTTTTGAATTCTTTCATCGATTCTCTTAGTGCTTACACCATCAGTTCCAGTAATTCCCCTATTGCCCATGGCAAAAATGTACCGATCGAATTCGGTTGAGGCCATTTTGGCGTCACAGGCCCTAAAGTCATTGATCTTATCCCACCTAAATGGTAGAGCCGGATCAGATGTAGGAGTAAGAGACCAAACAGAATTACTAAAGAGGACCACCAAAGAATTCTGAATAAACCCGGCGGATATGATTTGTTCTCCTGTCGGCGCATCTACGAAACCTCCTTTGCCCGCGATGTTATCATCCCATGATGTAGAGCCATCAGGATTCTGTAACTGAGACCATCTGGCTCGTTGTGGATAGGTATTAGATCCTTCGAACGTATGAAGGAGTAGAAGTCTTCCTTTATAAGCATAGAGCAGCTTGCAGCCATTAATGAAGGTGGCGGAATTGATTTGAGGCCTAAAGAGTGTGGTAGTAGTCGCTGAAGTTGTGTAATACCTTATCCCGTTTAGTCCCGATGGCGTGTCGTAGGATTTGCCATTTGTAAAATAGAGTCGATAAATCGTAGAAGAGCTCGTAGAAGCCGTAGAAGCCCAGTTATCAGAAACGACAAAATCAGTAACCGAACTGTCGAAAATATCTGCATTATCAAGTGGCTGAAATCTTTGATTCGTTGAATCATAAATGGATGCCCTTTCTGTATCGAATGCTATGGTCTGTTTAACATTCTGAGGATCAACAAACTGTGATATTCCCATCACGCGTTCCCCAGGGATTATATAAACTACTCCTCCCGATGTCCAAGCCCCAAATCCTGTTGTGTCTACATCATTTCCATCTGCATCTGTAAGCTCAAAAGTAGTGGCAGTGAGATTAGCTACAACATATTCATTCCCGTTGACTTCTGTCATTCCTGACACGTCCCAGATGATGATAGAATCGCCATTGGTGAGATTGGTAGTGGATGTGACGGTAACCACTCCTGGATCAGCTTGACTAATGCCTGGGGCTACGATAACTAAGTTCGTCGAATGTCCATGGACTAATTTTCCAAGCTCATAAAATCCATTTCTCTTTTCTACGACTCCATGCTTGATATGGGCATTCTCTATATTTATAAATGCATCGGGAGGGATCATCCAAGGCTCGAGATCGGTATCTAATCCCGTTTGGAATGGAGCAATAAGAAATGGCTGATAGGACATCAACGTCCTCCGATTATAATCGCCTGAAATTGTTGACTTCTAGCTCCACCAGAACCACTGGTAATAGCCAACGTTATGTCTGTTTTAACTCCCGCTACCGGTGCCGGTTTGGTTATGTAATTGATTACGCGCTCGCTAGAGTTATCAGGAGCGAGGCATGTGAGCATTACCAGATAGTTAGAATTGAGCAAAACATCTGCATCCACTGAAATCTTATAAGTGTTTCCGACTTTAGCGTTTCCGGTCATATTAAGCCCAAAGCTAAGTGAGCCTGTATTGGTGAACTGGCCAAATGCAGTAATCATTTGGTTGATGCCGTACGAGGATTGGAATGTTGCCGGAGCAATCGGTGCATCAAAACGGAGATTAGAACACGAAACACCCTGTGATGTTCCTCCTAATCTTCCTCCTTGAGTAACTTGGATGATGTTTGCTGGGTTTTGATCATCCATGATGTAGGCTTCTGACTCTTCGGTAGCCGCTCCTTTTGAGAACAGGAACATCATATCGTCTTCGCGGGTCGGATCGGTAGCTATTGGGCCTGCAACAGACTGTCTTCTGACCATATTGATGGTCCAAGGCTTGAGGGTTATGTCCCCTTCTTCGATCGCTGCCCAGTTATCGGTCAAGACCGTTGGATAATTTCTGATTTTTGTCAGGCTAGTAGGTAAATCTTTATCGTAAGCCATTATTTCCCCTTAAAAATTAGCCATAGCTCTTGTGTTAAGTAAATTTTGGTTGGTACGCCTTAAAACATAGCCCAATTGCTCTTTATAAAGGGCTGTAGTCTCTCTATAAGCGTCCATTTCACCATAATCTGAGTTTATATCCCTCGCTGCCCCATAAGCAATACATGGGCCCCATTCATCTAGTAGTGGCCTATCAGTGGCGTTTACGAATTCTGTCGCTGTTGTTCCTGCTGTGGTGGTCACAAGTGAATTTGCATAGGCCTTCACCTTAAATCGGTAGGATCTATCAGGGATGGGAAAGAATTTGAAGACGTTATTGTACATCAAAACAGCTACGGGTTCACCGGCTTGGAACTGAATGTATGAAAAATACACAGAGTCCCCACTGACAGGAGCGGTATTAAAAGTAGCCGTCACTGCTCCAGTGTCATAATTAAGGGTAGCTACGCCGCCCTCTGAACCATCAATGGTTACATCTGAAGTTGTCCATTCTTTATTTGTATCTTGAAAGTATTCAACACTATCGGAGATGACGGCGGAACCAGGTATTAAGGGAAACTGAATAGCTGAAGTAGAAAATGCTGTGGTAACACCATCGCCTGTCCCCACAGTCTGAGATGAGATATTTTCAGGGTTGTTTTCCATGAAAGTATCTGGATCTTGGTACCACAGCAAAAGCTTATTATTTAGATATCCCGCAGGCTCAAAATTCACGTATCCTGATGGGAAGGTATAGGTCTGTTGGTTAGCGACGGTAATGAGATCGAAATAGGTATGGAAACGCTCTAGTTTAAGCTCAGCAGGAAAGGTATATTGGAAGTACTTATTGATATACTCATCGAGTTGGGCATTTGAGAGCTCTTCAGGGTTATAACGCCCTGTTACTTGTCTTACTTTTGTTCTTATCTCTGAGAGACTCCAAATAGCCATATCTTACCTATGAGTAAACTTCTCGCATTTGAAACCGGGATTTTCTGCCCGCCATCATTTTTTGCATTCTTCCCATTCCATCGGGTTTCCAGTTCCACATAGGAATTGATTTTGATTCCACATGCCTAGCAATGAACCGAGGTATACGGTATTTCCCCCCATGGAAGAATGTAAAGGTATATTTGTTTTTCGAGTTTCCATAACTAAATTTCTGAATCATGCCGGGCTCTTCTAGGTTGAAGAATTCATAATTCACTATTTCTCTGAGGAATTTCTCCTCTTTTTCTGAGATTTTTTTGTTAGGGTCATCCGGATCTATGATTGGAAGAGCCTGCATTCTTTTTAAATCAATTGGATCTTCTTGTGTTTGCTCCATATTTGCTCCTTATAAAGGAGGGCTTAGCGCCCTCCGTGTATTAAACTACTGGTTCATCACCGCGAACGACTGCAGTCATGCTAGCTGACGAAGCACCTACTGCATTTGTTCCGAGTGTTAAACCACGAATTCCAACGTTTTCAATTGGAATAGGTGTTCCATTAGTGTCACTCACTCTAGAAACAAACCCACCACTTACCCATGTTGAGTAAGCAGTAGTATTTTGATCCAATGTGATTGCTGTTGAAGTGACTGATGCGACAGTAAATGTAGACTCTTGGTTTAAAGAGGTTCCAGATCCGTCGTCAGCTACTCCAGCTACACGAATAGTATCACCTGCTGCAATTCCAACTTGTGTAATGTTAGAAGCAGTAATCACTCCAGGAGTATCGTTTGTGAATGCAGTGATTGCTGCACCATAAATCGCTCCTTGGTCTAAGGGTGTTACCCCATTTGTACCGGCAATTGTGCCTGCGTCAACATCTAATACAGATGCATCCGTAAAGCCTCTATTCCAGTACCATGAACCGCCGTTAGTTAAATCGACGATTGTAATCTCTACTGGATCAAATCCACAATCCAAGTTGCGAGCAACTGCTGGGTTGGGGTTTGTCCATGAGAAGGTCTTAACCTGACTCATATACGAATTCTCCTTTGGACTTAATCGATTTTTTCATTCATGTTTACTCTTCTTTTGTCTGCATGCACTTTCATGTGGCACTTATGGCATAACCACTCCACTTCCAAAGGTTTCGAATAATCTTCGTGATGAGCATGAAGTTTTTCTTGAGCATCACATGAAGAGCAATAAAGGGGTTTTTCAATATCCCCTCTAAGAACAGCATTCCCAATGGCTGACCAAGCTCGCATTTTTTCTCTGTTTTTCTGTCTAAATACTTTAACAGCCTCAACTTTGCGTTTTTTACATTCCTCTGAAAGATTCTTATAATATTCGCGCTGTTGAGCACAAAGATGCTCTTTATTTTGATCATAATATTTTTGGCTATACTTTCTTTTTTCTTCTTCTGATAAATTCTTATACCTTTCTCGGCTTTTGGCATTAATTTCATCCCTATGAAGTTCGTAATATAATCGAGTAGAAGCACGTTTTTTCTCACGCTCTTCTTCTGACATATTTGCTTCACGCTCTTGCCAAAGATGTTTGTGAGTTTCGTAATGCTTTTTTCGAGTTTTCTTAACTGCATTGGGATTCTGTTTTCTCCAATTAAGCGTCATTTTATAGTGACAGGATTTACAAAAAGATTTAAGTCCCGATTTAAGGCGCTTATCCTTTCCAAATTCTTCACTTTTCTTATTTTCTCCACACTTTGTACATTTTTTCATAACCACCTCCGGTTTCATGATAAATATCACAAAACAGGATTAATGTGTAGCTATGAGTGGGTGCTTTCAAGATTCAACATGAACGAATCATTTAGAATTCTTGATACAAACGGGTGCTGCCAACCCACCGTTCCTCTTTGATGGAGAGGGTCAGCAGAACCAGCAGAACCAAGCGGTTCAATATAGAACTCACCACTTTCCGATCCAAGATTGACAACGGCATAAGCTTCTTTACCAACGATAAAGTTGTTGTAAACCGGTGTGGCTGCGGAAGTTACGCTGCCAACAGAGGTATATAACCACCTAACGTTTTTTGTTGCCCCCCATTCAGAATCAAGTACTGTACGTTGTCCAGCGTAATTCGCGGTGGCCACAAATGAAGCAACAGCTTCCAAATCATCAAGCAAAGCCGTGTCAATGTAACCCCAAAAAGCGGGTCTGACCGGTGATGTCGCAAAGGCATCCGTGCCCGTTACCACTTCCGATATCATTTCTGCATCGTTATTAAGAAGTGTTTGGACTGCCGAGTCTATATCACTGCTACTTAGCTCTGTAGGCGTATTTCCATTTACACCATTTGAACACTGGAGGACCGAACTGGTCGAAGCCAGAACGTCTCTTGTTACTTCATCCATCGTCTGCGCTAAGTTTTGCGCAAGAAGACGTGAAGATTCATTGAGAACCCGATCTTCAACCGTGAGCTCAACTTGGTTTGTGATGGTCACGAAATTACCGTAGAAGTCGACCCTAGCTTTAATATCTGTGGCCGACAGAGGTGCTCCCGGAGGAGTGATTCCGTCCTGTAATGGGACTGGAACAGTTGCTAGTCTTGCATAGCGGCGAAATACAATTGTATCCCCCATTTTTTCAGGCAGAACACGCTTTTGAGCGAATTTTGTATGAATCAACTGAGGGTAGGCCGTCATTAGCAAGAGGCGATCATAATAATCGCGTACTGCTGGTGGCAAAACTGCAACAGTAGTTATATTAGACATATGTCTCTCCTAAAAATATCCCAAGTTTTTCTGGGCCATCTTCTTGAAGTCATCATCTGACATATGCTTATAATTTTTAGCCTCACTCATGGGGGTTGTTTGACCCACACTCGAGAGTGATCCCGCTCTATTGGCATTTTGAACGATCCGTTCTGCCTCAGCGCTTTTTTTAGTCTTTTTATATTCTTTTTTATAAGAATCACTATTTTTTGCTAAATAATAAGCAAGTTCATAATCCTGACTGTGTTGAAGAGTGGAAGCCAAACTTGGATTTTGTTTAATAACTTCGGGTAAATACTGAGTAATGACTTGCTGATAATCGGGATACTTTTGGGTCATCTTCAGTTCTTGAATAGTCATATTGAACTGCTTCTCTTTCTCTCCAAGAGCCTTCTTGAGTTCTCGGACAGTGATCACATCATCTTCTGACATATCATCGAACTCATCCTTAGCTTTTTGTGGCTGTGACGAATTCGACTGAAGAAGAGCCAAATGGTTTCTCATCATCTGCACTTCATCCTGAAGCTTCTGTCTCTCATTCCTTTCAGCTTGCAAAGCATCTAGGGGAACATTTCTTTCCTCTTGATTGCCTTCAGCCATGGACTCATTTGATTCATCTGCTCCCGAAGCGGCGGCCTCCGCATATTGTTCGCCCGTTTCTTCTAGATCGCTCATCTGCTCTCCTTTATTTACGCCCTTAAGTAGGCGGCACTATTGAGTTAAATATGCATTAGGGATGGTCGTTGTTTCTACGACAACTTCATCACACCTTTCGGCTCCTAATCCAACTAAGGCGTTAACATCGAAAGGTCTTTGAGGCATATTCACCTCCCAATCGATGGTGCCTTTTTGATTGTCAACTTTGCCTAATACAGCTCCTACCTGAGATGGAGGTTGAGTCGCATATGATTTAAAATGCTTCATGAGAGTAGGTTTACCATCGACTGATACTTTAGCTGGCTTGGCAAAAAGAACTAGCCAGTACGGCTCAGTGCGGTTTTTATTCGCATCGAGGATGTCCTGTAGTCTCTTGTTGTCAGCCTCTAATATGGCGTCTCTAGTTTCACCTGTCTCTTGCATCTTAACTCCCTTAGTTCAATGCATAAAAGCGTGTTGGCTGTTAATCCAATCTTAGTTTTTTAATAATCGTAGTCCCATGCTTGGGATGGATATCCCCTTTTTTCGAAAGGAATATTTTTAATTCGATTCATGTCAGCTCTTTGTGCTGCGAATGGATCGCATTTATATACTTTAGATGCATGGCCCATAGTGCCCATGTCATCTTTCATGCCTCTAGACTCATCTCTTCTTGATTTGTAGGACTGTTTTTTAGAAGATTCTTTACCTCTTCTCATTCCTAGAGATTCATCCATTCGGTCTGAATAGCCTTGTTTAGCCATATTTGACCTCCATCGGTTTGTTTGTTGCCACTAACCTGTGTTAATGGTGGTTTTGATGCCCTTGCATCAAGATATTGGGCCCATAGGATTCGGTTGCTCTGGAGCCATTCCCTGCTCCATGGGATTGACCGGTCCTTGGGATTCCGTAATTTTCTGCTGCGTCTCAATATCACCAACTTCTTGGCCACGAGCAGCTACAACAAGATCATCGCTTTTAATCTCTTCTTCCGATTTTTTATTGTTCGTTTCCATCGCTCTAACAATGGATAAATATTTTAATAACCGTTCGTCATCAAGATTAGCTAGTTCCGCCATGGCTTTGGCTCTATCAAGGGCAGCAGAAGCTCTATCATCTACGGCTCTCGCCGCTCTTTCGTCAGAAAGTCCGACGTTGGCAAAGGCTCTCGTAAATCTTTCTCGGGCTCCGGCCACTTTTTCGATAGCTGAAGCTTTTTGATGTTCCATTTGACCTTGAATGAGAGTATTTTGCAGCTCACTCTGCGCTTGAGCTTGCTGAGCTTGCGCTTGCTCATTTTGCGCAAGTTCTTCGATATACTCTGATTTGCCTTGAATTGGAGCGGCTTTTGCGAGCATTTCTCCCGTAACAGGAGCGCCCAATTGTTTGAGCTCAACGAGCTGACGGAAATATAGAAGCCTTTGGGTATCAGTGAGAACAGACTCTTGGACACTAACATCGTACTTAGTAAATTCTGCGTTATAAAACTCTTCGGTAGGGTCTTCATTTATAATCCTCTTAACTTTATCTGGTCTCCAGGTTTGGAGGAGTTTCAGGACTTTTTTACTGATTTGTTTTTGAGAGTTTCGAAGCTGATCCATCACATCTTGTAGATTGATGATTGAGGCCCCTTGACGAAGCATCATCATGACCCCAGATTCCCCGGCATTTTCTGTTTGGCCAAAAGCTGCGTCATTAACCCCTGCTATATCGACTATATCTCGATCAAATAGTTCCTGAAGCTGGAACATAGATGGAGGAATCTGTGCAGGAGGAATTTTCTCGAGCGCCCCAGGTGGCGCATCTTCACGTCTCCAAATCACTTTCCCTTGAGATGACTGAAATAGGCTTCTGGGATTAATGACGCTATTTTCGTTGGCTATCCAGCCAGAATTTATTTGAGAGTCTAAGATATCGATCATTTGAGAGCGTCTTCGATTGGCTTCTCTTTGAGGGTCTACCATACATCTGATGAGAGATTGAACTTTCAATGACCAATCTGAAGACTCGGGTTCAAAGATGCTCACAAAAGGAACAAAAGGGTACTCATCAAGGTCGTACGGATTGATTTCTGTCTTCAACAAGTGGTCATTTACGATGACATTGAGCTCGATGTACCTCCTGGGGCGCTTCACAACCTTAAGTTGTGGAAATTTATCCATGAGCATCTTAATTGCTCCATTATCCTGGTCGAACTCCATGGATTCACCAGTTTCCATATCAACGAGCATAGGCACTTGGCGCCATTTCTGTTGATACATCTCACTGTAGGCCATTAACTCTTGGCCATTTGGTGTTCTTTGATAAGGAAGCCATGTAAATTTATCGTCTCTCTCCCAGCCTACTCTAAAAAGTGAGTAAACTTCTTTCTCTTGGCCAGGAATGAGGCTAGCTACGTGTTCGGGAGACAAGTATTTGCGTCTTAAGATGTATGCACAATCACTGAAATCTAATTGTGTAAGGTAGGGGTCAGTAATAAAGCCATTGTATGGCTCCCTTCCGAACTTGATATCTCCATTAACGGGGTCATCTCTATAGTCCATCCAAAGAGACATAAGATTCCATCCAGTCTTAAGAGCTCCACCAAAACAATCTGAGATCGTTTGATATCCATTTCCGTAGTTCATTACATAAAGTAAGAGCTGACTGAGCTGATCAGATGTTTTTTGATCGGAATTTTCTACAGGAACGACTACAGATGAGAGTCTATTCTTTCTTTGATATCCGGTGACCATGTTGATGGTTCTTCGGACACGATTGAAGACAAAGGTGTTTCTTCCTTCTTGGAAAAGTTGGCGCTTTTCTTTCTCGGACCACTGATCCCCAAGATAAAACTTAAGATCCCTCTCTGCTTCAGGAAGGAAAGGGTTCCATGCTGTATAGGCTTCGTTGTAGTAGGTATCGAAGTCTTGGATGATTGTATGATCTTGCGCCATTGGACCCTTATTTTAGGTATAATTGCGAGGCTGTGAAAAGATTATGTGCCTTCTAAAAACAACCTCGCGAAGATTAGCCTTTTTTTCTACCCTTAGCAGCCATTTGAGCCATTTTCTTAGCTCCAAATTTTGCAGCCCCTAACGCCGCAGCGAGTCCGCCTGGATTTTTTGCCCCTTTAGCCGATAGTTTCTTCTCCAAAGCATCAAAGCGCTTGCCTGTTCCTGGCTTTGATTTCGCTGAAGGCTCATTTTTCCCACCTTTAAGACTTCCAGCTTTCACTTTTTGACCCTTTTTCATCTTTCTCTCCAATTAAAGATAAACATACAAAATTTGTCTACATATGTCCTTATTTAACGGCATTTCCTCTTCCTTTTCTACCTAATTCTAGGAAATGGTGAGGTTGGTCGGTTTTGGTAAAATAAGGGCGTTTTTTGAAAAGAGGGGGCGTCCTCCGGGGAGATTTAAGGAAAAATAGGGGTAAAAAAAATAATGTAGGGGAACTCTATGAAAACTTTCACAAAATATAGGGGTATTTTTGGTTGGGAAAATAGGAAAAAACCGAAAACGACATTCCCTAAACGAAAACGACATAATGGATGAGGCAATATGAAGCCTACATATGCTTAATGGAATAGGTATTTTCCAACATATTAGCCTCTTCCTCTGTCATGCTAAGTCGGCGGTTTTTGCTTTGAGAAACCGCCATATAGCGTACTGCGTCGCAGCAATGTGAGGACCAGTCATGAGTTGGCTTGTCGCTGTAGACATTTAGCTTTTCGTTGTACTTCTTGTGATAGTTTTCGAGAGCCTTGAGTAGGAAAACACACTTATGTGAGTCGATCCATAGTCTGGGGAATAATCCCCGAACCATTTCGATCCCTTCCTGAATGGAAATATTGGGAACGATCTTAAAGTTAATTCCAAGGTTTTTAGCTATTTGCAGGCGGCTTTGAGCCCCAGTACCAAGCTCTCTTACTTGGATATCATGCGGAGCGAAATGACAGCCGTAGACGTAGTCGTGCTCCTCTGCTTGGTCTTGGAGCCATTTGGCATAGTGATTAAGCCCTTCTCCTTGATTACGGTACATATTAATGATATGTATTTCATTACCAACGTTTTGAGTTAGTATGATGACCGTTTCATCTGAGACGCCGAGATCCCAATATGTGTCTACGCAGGAGAAAGGCTCGTGAGGAACATTAGTAACTCGATGGTCTATTTCGGCTTGGTTGAGATATTTGGCGTAATAAGCACCTTCGGCACCTTTATCGAAGCTACAATTGTATTCTTGCTGAATGAGGTGCTCTGACATGCCCTCTTTTCGTTCAGCCTCCATATCCTCTTCTGAGAGAATGCCTGTATCTTGTATGCCGAGCTTTTGACAGAACCATTCCTGATTGTGCTCAGCCATGAGAAAGAGATCGTATGCATGATTCTTTCCTCTTGGAGTGAAATTAAATACCGCCCATCCGTCGTTTTCGCGCAGAATAGGCCTGATAAAATTCCAACATTTCGGATCTTGCAACGAGAATTCGGAAAAGACACACCCAACAGGATTAATCCCAACGTTAATGATTTGATCAGAGCCGATGATTTGTATGACACTTCCATTGTGCAACTTTATTTTCATTTCGTTGCTATTGGGATTTCCTGAGATGAACTGCGAAGGGATATAATCGATGAAGCGCTTACCGGCTTTGTTTACACCATCCCATAAAATCCTTCTTCCTAGAGTGGAAGTTGGGAAGAAATATACATAGGTTCCAACTCGATGAAATAATGCTTGTCTCACCATCCAGTTAAAACAAACTACTTCCTTTCCCGCCCTTCTGTGCCAAACCAAGACTGCTCGTTTGCAGCCATTATCCATAGCCTTAAGAAACGGTAGCTGATACTCCCTCGGATTGAACTGAGGAATCCTCACCCTCGTCTCGCTTCCATGGCTTACTTGGCTGGTCTCCATACTGAATTACCTCTTGAATTACCTGACCTCCATGATTGACACCATAATCTTCAGTTTGACCAAGATATTGCTTTCCAAGAAACATTGCCATTGAGGCGCTTTTATCAGCTAAGATCCATTGCTTTCGGCGTAGCGATGCTTTTCCGCTCTCTGCCCATTCCATCCTTAGCTTTTTAAAAGGAGTTTTGAAATGCTGCTCTGTTGCTTCTGACAAGAAATCCTCGCTCATCTCCATGACAGAACAGACTTCTTTAGTTGTGCATTGGATGTGACAGAGACGCTTAACAAGCTCCCAGTCTATCCTTTTTCCTTTCTTTTGCATGTAGCTCCCTGATAGTTATCTAAAATTCTATGAATTTTTGGTTCAGCTTCATTCATGTCTTCTAAACTTTTGAATATAACAGCCATCGTGTATTTTTTCGGCTTTTTTTCTTCGTCTTCAGGTTCGGGCTCTGATGAGATATGCAAATCTTCTAGGGAGAATCCCCAATCAATGAGGTCTTCTGCCTCCCACGCATTAGCGAGCATATCCCAATCCCAATCCCCTATGTTCTTATTAAGGCGAATATTGAGTTCTTTGACCTCGATAGGTTCAAGCGTACGATCAGGAACGTACACTTCCACCTCTTTGTAACCGAGCTGTTTGAGATATTTTAGTCTTTGATGGCCACCAATCATGAGATTGTCTGTGTTGATAACAAGAGGCTGGCATTGGCCGAATTTTTGGAGGGAGCTTTTGAGGTGCTTCCCCTGCTCATGAGTGATTTGGCGAGGGTTTATGATATATTCACAGATGTCATCTAGCTTACGCTTTTCGAGCTTCCATTTGACTTTCTTGGCCATGAGGATTCCTTAGTGTAGGATGTTGAGATATTTAGGTTTTTTCCAATAAATTACAACATCGTAATCTTTAAGGCGGAATCCCTTCCATCCGGCGCTGGTATGCCATCCATTTTTGATTCCCTCTTCAAGCCAAAGAGTAACCAGCTCGTATTCTTCAGGGAGGAATCTATCTACATCTACCCAACCATCAAGATCATAGTCGATTTCTGTATATGAGAACTTGTGATATATTTTTCTTCCATTCTTCTCATATGGATAGACTTTTCCAACTTGCTTGATTTCATCATCCATGGACTAACCTTGCAAATAAATACTTCTAGGAGGCTTTGTGTATCACTTCACTCTAGAAACACAATTAAATCACTCGTCTTCGGCAGGCTCTTCTTCGCTTATTTCTTCGTCTTCTTCTTTCTTAGGCTCATCACTTACCGGCTGAATGAGGATGTGTCTGATCTCATCGCGGTTGAACCATGCGCTGATGTTGGTCTTCTCGTTATGCAAGAACACATCTGTGCTTCCTTGGACCATTTCCATGACCTCATCTACTTGAGACTCAGGTATTAGGACATTTACTGATTTATCGTTGAGAAACGTGATAAAAACTTGATATTGCATGTCAATAGCCTCTTAATTTTCTGTTTTGTTTTCGCATCTTTTGAAGAAGTTTTTGGTCTCTAGACATTCTTTTCTTGGGACAGGAGTAAGACCAGTTCCTTTTGGTGTTCAGGTTGTCCCTCATTTCAAGCTCTTTGTATCCGTCTGAACCAAAATGGCTTTGTTGCATATTACTCATGATCATCCTTTCTGTTATGGACGCTAAACCAATGAGAAATAGCCTCATTAGCCTGTTCCTTGAACGCCGTTTGTTTTTTTGGGTCGGAGAACGAGAAATAGGGAGTAAAGGCTCTTGACCCATCATCATTCTCTGTTGGAAATGTAGGAAAGGATACCCATCTTCTGCCATCTTTCTCAAATACTGGGCATTTGTTGAAAACTAGATCCCAGTTATCGATTTTAAGCGTGGCAAATCCTATGAGGGAGCCTTTTTTATCTGCCTTAAACTCTAGACACTCAATCATTGTTGTCCTCTTCAATTTCATCTCTATCATCAAGAAACTGTTTCCATAGCTCTGTGTCGCAGTCATCGCCGGTAAGGCCCATAACGAGGGCTTCCTTGACTTCTTTGATGATTAACTCTCGAGTAGTGGCGTCTAATTTTTTCCAGTTTTCGTCTAAATAATCAACCATGTACTTTACCGCATACGTCTTACGTCCAAGGCAATATCTAAAGGCCCAAAAAGCCACAAGAGAATCTAGCATTTGCTTCTTATACAGGCTTTTAATGTTTTTTTTGAATGATTCAAAGTTCTGAGTCATATTTCTTTTGGGTTTCACTCACATCAGCTCCTGGGTATATTTCTTCTTTGCTTCTGCTTCTCTTGCATCGAATTCATCATTTAACCTTTTAATTTCCATGTGTTGTTCACTTAAACTTGTCGAATTTTCAATGCAATACATATTAAGATTTTCAATCATTTCATAAAGAGATTTCTTTTTTCCTAAGAAGTTTTTAAGCTTTTGTGCCACAAGATCTGCCTCGATCAGTTTGATTTCTAAAAATGTCAAAAGAAAGATTTGGGAGCTGTAGGAAAATTCAGTCTCCCAACACGTTTCTAAATCAGATATAAGTTTTAGGAGGGCATCTCCGGTACTTACGGAATTCTCAACATAGCATTTTAAAATTAGATCCACAGGATTCATTTTAAATTTGTCTTCCTCTTTCTCGGCCCTCTTTTTCTATTTCATCGCTCATTCTTCCTCCTGGTCATTTGGTTTGGCGTAGGCATCTTTCACGAGCTTTAGCTCTAAAAAGTCCTTCGGAAGCAGGTCTTTCATCAACTCGACCCAGCTATCATCATCAATCCCCTCGTAGTCCTTGTATGCTTCTTTTAAGTTTTTAAACTTGTCGGCAAGTTCGGCGCTCTGTTGGCATGGCGTCTTTACATGTATATATTTGGGGGGGGTGCAACGATAAGCGTATGGATCCGTAGCGGGCTCGTAAGTCATTAGAATTTCCTGGGGTTCGGGTGTAAGTTTTTTATGTTTTTTTTTTAGATTTCCCTGCTTTATTAAGTGCTATCGCAACCGCTTGTTTTCGCGGTTTTCCAGCCTCAAGTTCTGTGCGTATGTTCTTAGAAATTGTCTTCTTGCTCGAGCCTTTTTTCAATGGCATTGATCTCCTCCTGTAGACGGGTTTTCAAATACATCTTATTTATAAACTTATCGTCTCTAAAAGAGCTATTAAATCCACTTTGGCAGGCCAAGCAGATGCCGGTAGGATTGCAAATAACGCACTGTTTGCACGCATTGCAAGTCATCCATTCTACATCTTCAATCTCTATGTCCATGTATTACATGATATACGATAGGCTTTTTATTTTCCATCCTTTTCTTCCATTTCCCAAACGAGAATTTCAGTGGACGGAACCTCGGAATAAAACTTCGAGCAAGTCAGCTCGGCTATCTGAGCATCATCGAGGTAAATCTTGCTGTTCATTACGTCCAAATAAAACTTTACATAATTGTCTAGGTCGGGCTTTTTGTAGCATGGATCTCCAAAATTGCATTTAAGCTCCCTTTTATCGAAGTTCTTGGGTGGAGCAATACCGAACCACATCTTAACCCCCAACGGCCCTCTCAGGCGCCTGGAAACGCCCGAATTTTTGATTTGCTTGTTGAGATTGATCTTCGCTTTTCGAACATCCATCGTTTGGATGCTATAAACCTTCCCTCGCTTAGTGTCCATTCGGGGCCTGATTTTTGGTTTTGGAGCCCCTGGCATGAGAAGATGTATTTTCATTTTGAGTCCTTCGTTTGTTGTTTCTTATGAATTTATGTAACCCCTCAATGAAGCCCTTTTCGGAATATCCTATCCGCTGTTGTCTATCTAAGTGTTTAACATGCATAGCCGTAACGTCGTCTCGAATCTCGAGTCCCGGCTTTAACTCAATATCAAAGACTTTTTTATCCAAGCAGTAGAGTCTATTTTGTTCTGCTAACCTCTTCGCTCTTAATGCATTACTTTGCTCCAATTCCACAACATCAATAGCCTCTCTTCGCTGGCGAAGCATACTATTCCAGTGTTTTATCACTGCCGTAGGATGGCAAAACCTGTTTCTCCAAAATGTTGCGTCACCATGGGGAGATTCAAAAACCCACTCGAGGCCCATTCTCAGATCCACGATCTCAATGTTTTCTTTCTTAAGCGCATCTTGGAGGATTCTTTCCCAATGCTCAAAATCATAGAAGTTCTGCTCGGGATTGAGTCGCTTATTCCAATATCCGAGATATTTTACAGCTTCTTGAACATTCCAAATTTCTTCCTGTGGGGGGACTTTAGGGGGGGACTTTATAGTTTTCAGACTTATGGACTGAGGACTAGACAGCCCCTCTTTTATAGTATTTATCTTCTTATTATTTAGGGGTAGGGCGACTTCGGGGTTTATCTCCTTGGCACTAAGTTCATTAGAATCCAAACCCCAAGGGGTCAAAGGAGCCCTTGGTAAAGATTCTTTTAGTTTAGATCTATCTTCCTGTTTTTCTGTAGCTTGCCACTTAGATTTTGTAGTTATCAACCAAGGGGTCAAAGGAGCCCTTGGTACTTTTTTATTTAAAACAGGAGCCCTTGGTAAAGATTCTTTTAGTTTGGCAGCCTCTTTAGGATTTTCGAAAAAGATAAGACTCACTCTTTCGAACCTTCCCGTCTTTGAATTTCGTCTTTTTTCTTTGACCAGATACCCTTTGGCCTCAAGCTTTCTAAAAGTCGAGTAAAGTTTTTTCTTCCCAATATGAAGGTGTTTCTTAAGAAACTCTATGGTGATTTCTTTGTCGGGATGTTCTGCGAAGACTATTAAAAGCAACGATCGCTCTTCACAAGTAAAAGAAGGATTCTTGCTAATTGGTCTAGTGAGAATGGTAAAGGGCTCGTTCTTAGAATGTGTGCATTTATTTTGTCTCATGCCAACCACCCCCTCCTAGATATTTCAATATGTTTTTGGGCTTCTTCTTCCGTTTGGGGCTGAGGAATTATATCAACGCCTTGTGAAAGAAGTTGCCGAAGTTCTTCAGGATTCTCATAAAATTTTAAGGCATATCGGATGCATTGTTTGGAGACGGGGTGAATTAGCTTTTTCTTATAAAGATAAAAGTTTTTTTCCAGTGGTTTAAGCCACCTGTAGATAGTTTTCCTAGATTTTTCATAAATAAATTGTAGATCAGTAATGCTGACTTCGCGTACATGACGAAGCCGAAGCGCGTCTAAAAGCAAAACTTTTGAATTGTTTGGGAGGTTTTTATCGTCTAATGCTTGTGTATATGGACGTGATTTGCTATGTTCGGAACGTATTACAGGCATGGGGTCCTCCATGTTTAATGTGATTTTCTGAAAAGAGTCGGTCCGCTACCGGCTCTTTTGCTTTCTCACTTTGATCTCTTCTTACGTTTCTTCCAAGTACTTTCTTTTTGAGTCTTCTCACGTCTGGCAATTTCTATATGGGGCTTGGCCTCTAGCTTTGTCCTGGGCTGAGGACATATGTCTTTGCCTTTGTTCAAAAGAATTCGGAGCGTCTTAGGACTCTCATAGAAATAAAGCGCATGCCGGATTACCCTCTTCGTTTTTGGATGTATTATCTTCTTCCTAAACAAATATCCTGCTTTTTCGAATACATTGAGCATGGTCGTAATAGAGCGCAGAGAGAGGTTATAACGCCATCGAAGGTAGCCAATGGTAATCTCCTCCTCATGTGTGTCGATGATGATGTTGATGAGCACAGAACGCATCCTATGGGGGATGTCTGGATCTAGGAGCAGTCCCGTGGAGATAAGGGTGAACTGGCTTGTGCAGCGCATAGTTCGTCTTATAACAGGCATAGAATCCTCCTCTATTGTGAGTCCCAGAACGTATCCAGGAAATGTGTCAGGTCTTTTTCATCTTTGTCCCCAAGCATATCCTCAAAGGTAACCTTCCCTTTGGTGATGTAGTGTATCTGGAAAGCCATAAGCAATTTCGGGCTTCCCCTCTTAAGTTTGATTCTCACGACCGTGTGGTTGTTTACTTCGAGGAGGCTAGCCATCTCCTCTACACTGATATTAAATTCTTTCATCCATCGATCTAAGTCCATGATTTTCAACTCCTTTTTTCTTAAGCTCTTAATATTTGAAGGGTTAGCGATCTTTTTTGTTGAAATGATTTATTGCCTTGCGGTTATTTCTGCGCCATGCTAACATGTATATCAATTACACGGAAGTGTAGAACCGGCGGAAGCCAAAGGAGACTAATATGGACTATGATGCTTGGAAAAGTGGATGGAACGAAGAAGAGTTCGGGAGTGTTGACTTTGCGAAGGCCAGCAACTTACCTGATCAAGAAGAAGTAGAACTATGCATTGAATCGGCTGCTCGCTCTTTAATCACAGAGCTCGACACAAAGAAAGCCGCGAAGTGGTTAAAGGCACTATGCGCTTTATATGACGTCGATCTTCCAGAAGCACGCTCTGATTCAATCAAGCGCGTTATATTTGAAGATGAGTTCAGGAATGTAGAATATTTGAAGCAATACACATTGCCGGACCAAGATGATGTGGAATGCTGTATTGAAGCAGCAGCACGCTATCTTCTAGTAGAATTAGACTCAAAGAAATCAGCTAATTTTATCAAAACATTATGCGTTTTATATGATATCGAAGTACCAGGAGGAGACAATGAATAAAGAAATCCAAGAAGCCAATATCGTACAAGAGATTGAGGCAACCAATCAGATCTGCAAAGCTTTAATGCAGACACCACATTACAAGAAGATGGGTCCTGAGGGGATCTATGCGATTGTATCTAAAGCGAAGTCTATTGGGGTTAGCCCAATGGAGGCCCTTAATGGCGGAATGTACTTTGTCCAAGGCAAAGTTGAGCTTACCTCCGCTATGATGAATGATCTTATTCGTAGACATCGCCATTCCATTACCAAAGACAAGAAGAGCGATGACAAGATTTGCATCTTGCATGGCAAGAGAGCCGACAACGGTGATACTTGGAGCGAGAGCTTTTCAATTGAGGATGCTAAGACTGCTGGAATCTATCGTAACCAGTGGCTTAAGTATCCTAAGGACATGCTATTTGCTAGGGCTTTGAGCCGATTGGCGAGACAACTCTTTCCTGATGTGATTAAAGGTTGTTATGTACAAGGTGAGATAGAAGATGTCCCCTGCTCTACATATGAAATGATCACAGAGGAAGAGGCTGAGACACTAGAAAAGCTATTTATCCCTGACTCTACCGTTAAAGAGCATATAATGGGCTATATCTCTCAAAAGCCATGGAATGCTACATCTATTAAAGAAATGCCACGAGAAGTCTATGAAAAGGCCTTGAGTGCAGCTAGAAAGGAGGCCGACAATGAAACGAATTGATCTCAAACAGGGTACAGAAGAATGGCTCGATTTTAGAAAGAATAAGATTGGGGCCAGTGATGCCCCAGTCATTATGGGTGTAAGCCCTTTCCTCTCTCCTTTAGGCCTATGGGAAATAAAGAAAGAGATACGTCAGCCTTTGGAATCTAACTTTCAGATGAAGAGAGGCCTTAAGATGGAGCCAGAAGCTAGAGCGGCTTACATGGCTATTAGCGGAAACTTAGTTGGTCCCGCGATGGTTATGCATGATGAATATGACTGGATGATTGCAAGCCTTGACGGACTGTCTTTTGATGGTTCTGTGATGGTTGAGATCAAATGCCCTGGGGCTAAAGATCATCAACTAGCTGTGGATGGACATATTCCTAAGAAGTACTACGCTCAGCTTCAGCATCAGATGGCTGTTACTGGGTTGGATTCGGTGGATTATTTCTCTTATACTCCTACGGATTATCAGCTTATCCGTGTGGACAGAGATGATGAATACATTGAAAAGCTTCTCGAAATGGAAAAAAGCTTTCATGACCTTCTTCAAGGAGACACTCCCCCATCTATGTCTTCCAAGGATTATGTTCACCGAGAAGATGCTACGTTTGTTAGAGCTGCTGATGAATACCTTGAGGCTTTGAGTGAGTTAACGATAGCCAAAGAAAAAGAGAAGATAGCTCGTGAGAAGCTTATTGCATTGTCCGATGGTCATAGCTCTGTTATCCCTGATAAGCTCAAGCTTACAAGAAGCAATCGCAAAGGCTCTATACGCTATAAAGAGGTGGAAGAGCTGAAAGGCGTAGACCTAGAGAAGTATCGTGGTCCCTCTACTGAAGTTTGGACGATTACGAGTTCTTAACCCCGTAAAGTTTTATGGTTCCGGTAGCGATGTTGCCGGAACTCATATAGAACTGGATAGCATTTACCAATGCAGAGGAACCTCTGACTCTATATCCAGAAAAGATACGTTTTGGATTGTCATTTATTATCAGGGTCAAATCACTTAAAATTGAGGTTTGAATATTCGAAGAAGGATTGGTCTCTATAAAACAATAGGCTTTTCCCGAAAGACCATCGTTATTGTTAGACTGGGAGTAGGGGGAAATTAGACCAAATGCAGTGGAAGTTGATGAGCCTATATTTATGGTTCCCGAATTCAAAAATCCCCAATTATAAAAATAAGCCCCATGCCAAGTTGCGCCACTATTAAATCCTATACGAGATCTAAATTGAGTAGATGATGCAGAAGATGGTCGAATGTTAGAAAATGTAAAAATGAAATAAGCGTAGGTAGATGAATCTAACGTACTAAAATCCAGAGAAGCAGAACCACTTGCGGTTTGAGATTCAATAAAAATGATCGCCCCGCTGCTTGTGACGGTAGAATAGTTTAAACCTGAAGCTTGAGTTGAATCCGATACTAAGGCTTGCCCATCTGTGCCGACTCCAATTCGTGTATAATCCGTCGAATAGCCAAGAAGATCTCCTTTAGTGGTTAATTCAACTGCTGAAAAGTCCCCTGAATCATTGATAATAATACCAGAATCTTGAATGTTTTCGGCATTGCTAACTGTCATGATACTGTAAACCCGTGTAAGTAGAATTCCCCTTCATCAATATTTCCTGATGAAAATTGAAGTTTTATGGCATCGATAGTAGATGAGGTTGAATTAAATACTGATCCAAAGTCAGCGTTCAATGCACCTCCAGCCCCTCTCATTAAAAACTGATGATCTATGCATTGATAAGACTGTGAACTGGGATCGGCACTAGGATGAATTTCTAAAAATCCACTTATCCCTTCCCCGGTGTCCTTTCCTATGAAATCTGCTAAAAGACCAAAAGTAGCAGCGTGAGAATAAGGAACGGATGTATAACCTGTAGAGTTACTGCGGTTGAAAATATATTGATAGCCTGAAGAAAGATAGGAACTTCCATTATCTACACTGACTAAAATATGTAAATCTGCTCCATCAATTTCTGGAACGGCGCCATATATCTGAATCCAATAAGTACCATATGCGGTGAAATCTAAATCTGTGAATTCTATAGAAGAAGAGCTGCTGGCCGATGCATTGGAAATAGTAATAAAGTCTCCGGCTCCAGCCAGAGAAGACCAAGCTAGTCCTTCTGCTGCACTTGAGTCAGCTACAAGCACACTACCGTTGGACCCAACACCTAAAGTTGTATAATTGGAGTCATATCCAATCGCATCACCCTTTGTGGTAGCATCCACAGCAGAAAATGTACCGGCAGTGTTATCGTAAATCTGCAAACCATCACTGGTTATATTTTCAGTATTACTCATTCTTTCAATAGCCCATAAAGAAAATAATTCCCGCTAATTGTTCCTCCTGTCATGGAAAACCTTATCCCATTGACGGCAGAGGTTGTTGGATGACTCCCTGACCCTCTAGAGATCAAAGTTCCTCCTGAAAATCTATAGAATGAAGTATAAATTAATCCCGTATTCATTCCTGTAGAAGGATTAGGAGAGGGATAAAGAAGAATTTCTCCCGAAACAATCACACTGTTAGACCCAGCAGCTACTCCATTAGTGAGTATAGATGAAGCTGAGCTAGATCCAGGATAGATTAAAAATGGTGCGGGAGTATTTCGAATCGTTACACGAGTAAATTGATAATTTGATGAAAGGTATGAACTACCATTGTTTATGGAAAATTGGATCTGGTGGTTTACGGTGGTTCCCCCTCCACTTCCGTTAATATAACCAATCCTATAGCCTGCGTAACAATCGTCATCTACAAAAGAAGTAAACTCTCCTGAAGCTGCTCCTGATAAAGAAATTGAATCAATAAATTCAGAGCATCCTTGATCTGCCCATCTCCATCCTAAAGACTGTGTAGAGTCGGCTGTGAGAAGTTGACCATCTGAACCGACCGGAAATCTCTCGTGGTTGGTGCCATCAAACCCTAGAAGATCTCCCTTAGTAGTAAGAGAAGTGCCAGTGAAATCACCACTACTAGCATCGAAATCTTGAAGACCATCAGCTGTCGCATTTATTGAGTTACCCATTAAGCTACCGTCCAAGAGCCTATAGAACTTATCACTCTAAATCTAGAAGAATCTATAGCCACTATCGTCACACAATCTCCTTGGTTAAGAGACTGAATATTTCCCCCCGCTGAGGAGTCGCTAGTACCGAATCTAATAACATCTGCGCCCTGGGCAACCACTTTTACAGCGCCAGCTCCTTCCTGATATGCAGCAAATGTATCTCCTACCGATGGAGCGGCTGGAAGAGTAAGGGTAATTGTACCTGCATTGTTTCCAAAAATCCCTTCATCAGTGGAAAAGTTAGCTGATGTTCCCGTCTCTTCTCTCCAGGTTAATCCTCCACCAGTAGCGCTTGCTGTAATGGTAATCGTATTCCCTGCTCCTGTAACGGTAGCTCCGCCAGCACCTGTAAGATCGATGTTTCCATTAGCATCAGGAGAAATCGCCCCTCCCCCATCTGTGCCTGTTAAAGTAAGAACGGGAGCATCTGAAGTGCTTCCAATCAAGGAAACAACTCCATTGGTTGCATTAACTGTGAATTGAGCGGAGTTAAAGCAAGCGAGACCTATATCCGAAGTATCCGCTGCACCATTTGCTGCGGTGGTAGTCACTTGTGCTTCTACATTAAACGCATTGGCAGCTCTAGAGTGGGTCTCAATGGGAATAGAGTGGGCTGCTACAGTTGTAGCAAGAATATCAATGTCTCCATTAGCATCTGCGAGAACGGGATTAGTGCCTGGAGCTGTATTGTCATCAACGGTTATTTGCAGAATACATGGGTTTACCGTTCCCCCTTTAAGGGATATGAATCCCGTAGCTGAATCTATACTAAATTGTGCGGAGTTAAAGGAGGCTATGCCGGCATCGTTTATATCCTTGGCTGCATTCGTTGCCGTGGTACTCAGTTGAATTTGAAGATCTAGAGTGTGATTGCCCACATCGGCGACGGTTTCAAAAGGAATAGAGGAAGGATTTGACCCATTGGTAACCACTCCCCCATCTACCTGGATTTCATTGGTAATGGGATCAGGAGTGACATTGGTGCTCACTTGATCTAATAGGTCATCTAAACCACCAGAAACCCCGTCTGCAAAAAACCTTACCCACGTAGCGTCGCCATTGGATTCGAACTTAACCAACTTCCAGAACTCCCCTTCTGCGGCGGGGGAAGCGGTATCTTTATTTGTTCTCCATTCACACCAAAGGGGATATTTTTTATCATCGGTAGTTGGTCTTCGAGGAGCTTGAACGACGGGAACATTTGCCAGCCTTTCATCAGCATAGGCTAGGGAATTAACGTTTTGACCCGGTGTAGCAAATCTAGGCATCGAATATCTCCGGGGCTGCTTTTAATAAAGAATCTATTTCAACCTCCGACAACCCGAGTGCTTTTAATTTATTTTTGGCTGTCTTTCGGTGAAACTCTTGATCTTTGACTTTTTTGATCTCTCTTTCTGCTTGTTTTTCATTTTCGGCCCATTCTGCCCGCACTTTAGCTTCTTCTTCGGGGGAAAGATCTACTTTCGTTCCGTTTACCATCTTATGGAGAGCCATTTTCTGCCTCTCTTTGCGATCGTGAACGGTACTCCGGTTGAGAAAACACTAATTGAGCAAATGCCTCTGGGTCTGTAGGAATTGAAGGCATTCGTTTGGATAGCTTTGGTTCCCATTCTTTCTTGAGCCTTTCAAAACATCTTTCGTATTTATGCATTAAAATACCCTGAAGGCGCCTTTTTAAATCGGAATCCAAGATTTCATCAGGGATATCATTAGCTATGACTTTTTTTTGCGTTTCACTAAGCTCAAAAAGCTCTTCGCCATCAACATTAACTTTCATTTTTTCTCCTTAACAAAGCATTTCTCCACCAAAATAAGTAGCATTTGACCCGCTATCTACAGTGGCTGTATTTCCACCCCCGCCAACTGTAATTGTAGCAAAAGCTGTATCCAATGCATCCATTTCCGTAATTACTGAACTTGTCAAAATTGTTTTCCCAACACCGGTATTTCTCACTGCATATGGATTATTTTGCCCTACAACATATGTTCTATTCGATGTAACAATATTATAAGAACTACTTGTCATTGATGAGCTTAAACTTGCTAACTGAACACTGGTATTAAAAACGTGTTTTCCAGCGATGGGAGCTGTATAAACTCCTGCTGTCGTGAAATCCCCATTTTGATCAAATATTTCTGTTAATGCAGTTGTTCCACCAATAGTATACGTCGTTCCTCCCCCTGTCGCATTCGTGTCTGCTGAACCTAAGAGTCCTAAAAATGCTGGCTGAGATGCATTCGTCATTTCTCCATTATCAGTAACTATTACAGTTGAATCCTGAAGGGTATCTCCCCCTGTTCCATTCCAACGAGCCAATGCATTATCTGTAGACGAACCAGGCCCGCTAACATCGCCCGTGGCATCAGCGTCGATTGTTATTGAGCCTGCTCCATCAGTAACTGTTATTCCTGTTCCTCCAGTAATGGACGCCAAAACTGGATCAGCGCCTGTAGAGCCAATTGGGATTTGACCATTGGTAGCAGCACCGAGTGGCGTGATTGCCGAGGTTCCTGAACCAAGAAGAATCCCATGATCGGTAAGCGTGATTGCTCCTGTTCCCCCATTTGCCACCGACACGGGAGCGGCTATGTCTATATTAAGGGTATTAGCTCCCCCGCTTACGGTAATGGAAGATCCAGAAGATGTAAGCGAAGCAAAAATAGGATCAGCAGCTGTTGCCCCCACCATTATCTGTCCATCCGTTCCGACTGCAGAAACGGTAACAGCTGAGGTTCCAGATCCAATTAAAACGCCATGATCTGTTAATGAAGTAGCTCCTGTGCCTCCATTAGCAACGGAGACAGGGGCTGTAATATCTATGTTTAGAGTATTCGCCCCTCCTGAAACTGTAATCGTTGAACCTGAAGAGGTTAAGTCAGCAAATGCTGGGTCAGCTGCCGATGCCCCTATTAAGATTTGACCATCGGTCCCGACAGTAATTGGTGTAATTGCGGATGTGCCTGAACCCACTAAGACTGAATGGTCGGTCAGCGAAGTCGCTCCTGTTCCACCTTTATCAACATCGAGCGTTCCGGCTAGATCATTGATATTAACCGCGCTAGCCTCAAAATCAATGGAAGGGTCTCCGGCAACTCCTGAACCATTTGCAACGGTAACGGCTGCGCTTCCTGCTTGGATTGTTCTTGTGGTCCAAGTACTTGTGCCCGTTCGAACAGCAATTCCGTTTGTAATCAATGCTTCGAGTGCGGCTAAGTCATCCGAAAGAGCAAACGTTATGGTACCCGCTCCTCCTGTGATGGTTATACCAGCAACTGGAGCTGTTAAAGAAGCTGCAACGGGTGCTACACCTGCCGTATCTCCTATTAACAATTCTCCATCTGTTAAAGGGCCAATTAGATTGACCGGGTTACTTCCGTCTCCGACCAAAATGGTGCCAGCTGTAAGGCCCATTTGGCCTGTTCCCCCAAAATCAGTAGTGACAGGTGTGACTAATGAGATGGTCAGAACATTGCCAGCACCTGAAGTGGTAATTCCGTCTCCCCCAAGAACGTCAATTTCATGAGCTACGGGAGTGACTGTGCCTGAATCTGTATTGATAGTGGTTATTGCGCCGGCTGAAGCAGCATCTATGACGTCTAGATCGCCTGTAATGGCATTGTATCTATAAGGCATTAATAATCCTTATGTTAAGAATATGTATAAGTGGCCCGATCATCCCATTCGAATTCGAAATCAGAGGACGCGTTTCCTTCATCGTTCTGGGGCCACGTCACGCTTGTAACGCCTTGATTGGCATCGTATGCAATGAGTCTAATTTGCCATTTTGCTTCTGAAGTGAGTGTTCCCACCTTTGCTCTGCCTAAATAAATGGGATTTCCATCGCCATCATTTTGAGCTTGCAATGCTACTTCAGAATCTTGAACGATAAATTCTCTTCTGTCAGCTGCCCCGAATTTGAAAGGCCTGTTTTGAGCGGCTCTATACATTCTAACCTTCTGTTAAGAGATTAACTACAATAGTACCTGTTCCTGCTGCTGTCACCTGTTTTATTTCAAGCTGGGTGGCCTTCTTAAAGAGAATAACGCCATCTCGAGGTATATCCCATGCAGCCCGAGCTGCCAGGGAGAGAGACTCTCCACTGGCTACTCGAAGGTCATCGGTCGAACCATCTGTTGAAATATAAACATCTACATCTGAACCGTTGTAAATATTGCACGCATAACATGGTCTTGTCAAAGCGGAGCCTAAGTTTTGATAAGCCCCTGTCAACGTTGCGCTATTGAATTCCTTCAGTTCAAAATAAGTAAATAAAGCCATTTCTCACCTATGCCTGATAACCAACTTTTAAGCTTGTGATATCAACTTCCGTTGCACTAGCAGAATGTCCGATACGGATAAAAGGTACCACAACATCGGTATTATCGAATTGGAAGGCTACTGAAGAAGAAGGTGCAGAGCCATCGATTGTATAAGTGACGTTACCAGTAGCATCTACTAATACTTTCAATGTGTGAGTGGACCCATCTCCGCCCCAGGCATCTGTGGTATCGGTAACAGTCTGTCCTCCACCGTTGAGCTCAGTAGCTGTAACAATGTTAGTCGTTGAAGACGCTGCGATCATTCCAATCGTTGCGTAATCACTATAGCTAGAAAACGTCGCATTATTTGCTTCTGATTTCCTAAACCCGATCACATAAGGAGCTGCTCCATCCATGTCATTTATATAAAGGCCTACTTCGAAGAAGAATGCTGCATCTGTTCCAATCGTGAACGCATGACGAGAGTTTGTTCTCGCTGCGCCAAAGTTGTATTCAGCTCCTTCCGTATTGACTAAGTCGAGTGATATCAAGAGGCCATTAGAATCCATTCTAGGAGCAATAATGGTTTGACCAGCGCCCACGATGAACTGCTCCATAATGATGCCGTTTTGTAGGCTCATAAGGTTGACATCTCCGGTAGCTCCGGTAGGTGCCCCGCCGGTATCTACTGCGGTTGTCATTACAGGGCTAGACTGAATTGAAGGAATGTAATCCCCACTTTCGCTTGTGAATTCAGCGGTGACTTCCTTAACAGTGCCAGTCATGGTGATTTCACCAGTACCAGCTTGAAGGACCAGAGCTGCTGCTCCATTAGTGCTTCCCACAGTTACTGTTCTTTCACCATCGGTAGCAAAGCTAGCATTTTGATCTACGTCATCGTTGCCTATAAGGATTGTGCCGGCAGAGGAGTTAAGTTCGATATTGCCTGCTGCATCAGCGATGATTGCAAGACCTGTATCGATGTCTAGTCCACCAGAAGCTGCTTGGAGTGCAATTGCGGCTGCATCAGCTTCACCTGCTGTGATAGGGATACTACCAGCTGTTGATGTCAATGTAAGGTCAGCAGCGCCTGTAACTGTGAAGTTAGAAGCTGTTGCTCCATCAATGCTGATTCCTGCGGCTGTATCAATTGCGATTGCGCCAGCAGCACTGTTCCCGATCGTTACAGATCCAGTAGACGTACCAGTATTAATTTTAGTATTCGCATTGATACTATCTGAGATATTTGTGACGCCATCAATATTGACAGTAGTTCCTGCATCCGCATTACCAACATTGACAGTTTTGGTTCCTGTGCCAGTAGAGATGTTAGTGGCAACCGTTCCGGCTGCTGCATTTCCTGTTTGAATCGCAACTGTGTGTGTTCCAGAAGTAATTGTTCCCGTAGCGACATTAGTTAAGACTTGGCCAGTTGTGACGCCTCCTCCATTAATATTAACGGTTTTAACAGAATCTGCATTTGTTGTGGCACCATCAGGTCCAATATCTACTGTATCTGTGACAGATGCTGTGACAACTGTTCCGCCACCTACAGTTATGGTTCTTGAAGCAGTAGGAGCAATATCACCAACATCAATAGTAGTACAATCAGCTTGGTTTCCAATTAAGATCCCTCCTGTGCCTGCTTGCATTGTGATTCCACCGTCAGCTGCTGAAGCGTGAAGATCAATCGCATCGGCTGCTGCTGCTTCTGAAGAAGTAATGGTGATTCCTGCGCCTGAAGTCCAGGTCATTTCTCCGCCGGAAGAGCTTCCAATATCTACTGTGTGAGCTGCTGCTGATGTTCCGATCGATATCGCTCTAGCCACGGTGCCTACCCCAAGATTTACTGCGTCTCCTGAGTTATCACTTCCCAGATTAAGCGCTGTTCCCGCTGTTTCTATAGTAGCACTGGCTGAGGCTGTTAAAAGGCCTGTAAAGGTAATTGAACCGAAGGTCCATCCCCCGTTGGAATCGATAGAAGCTACTTCTGCGTCATCTGAGTCTGTAAATGAGACTTTATTGGCAGCGGCATTGTCACCCATTTTGATGATGATATCTTGTCCACTTGCTGCATTGATGTTTGTATCTGCTGCTGAAGTTGTGAAAATAGGCGAAGTTACTGAGGTAGTGCAAGTAATAGCCTCGTCTAAGTCAATTGTGATCGTTGTTCCTGATCCAGCAGTGGTAATGCTATCCCCACCAGCAATCGTAATATTGCCTGTTCCAGAGGGCGAAATAGCGCCTCCGCTGTCAGCTGTCAAAGTATCTACATCAGACGAGCCAGGACTAGCTAGGGTCCAGGATGCTGATCCTGAAGATAGTTGAGCCAGGATATAAACCTGAGCTGTGTCTGTTCTTACCCAGAGCTGTCCAATTGGAAATCTAATATCTGAGCTTGTTGGTGCTCTCGTTGCTTTGATTGGAACTGGAAAGATGTCATTAAATGCCTTATCCAGTCCTTGTGATTTACTTAAGTTAGCCATCTCTCCTCCAAGGTTAAAGCTAAAGGCCAGTTTGAGAAGAAGGAGAATTTAGTTGAAGAAAATAAAGTCGGTGTATATAATGTAATACATGGACGAAGAGCAAGAAAAGACTACCAACATTCTTATCAGGCTGACTCGGAAAGAGAAATACCGCATCCGAAAGGAAGCTCTGGAGAGAAATGTTACGATTTCAACGCTTATGAAGCAGGCGTTTTTGCACTATGTTAATACTTTTACCAGGGACTGAAGAATGTGGATATATTTTGTTTTTCAACTTATTGCTGCGGTAGTCACATTATTTCTTGTTCATTATTTTTTTAAATTCCTAACTAAAAAAGACCTAGAGAGATTTGATAGAACCGTTAGGACGGAAATTTATGACATAATTGTTCAACTTAATCGGATGGAAACCAAAATGACCGAAGAGCTTGAAAGCAGAAACATCAAACCAGGGACTGATCGATGATGCTTTGGTATTTAATGGGTGGTTGGGGAGTTGCCCTACTTATTCATTTATGGGAAACACGGGATCTTGATTCCGCTGAATATTTCGAGGATTGATTGAATGTAATAAAAGGAACTGAAAAATGATGATTGTATGTAATTTTTATTGGGTAATTTTTGGAGGGATCGCTTTGATTCTTCTTTCTTGCTGGCTTGATCGTCTTGAAGAAAAAGAGTGTGAAGAAATAGCTCGAGAATCTAATCGCAGATTTATGGAGCGCGAAGCAAAAAAAGAATCTAATCTTCCAAAGTAAATGTTGGTGTTATTTTCTCTTCTTCCCCTTCACTTTCCTTTTCTAAGGCTGTATTGAGCTGTTGAGCTGCTCTTAAGAATGAACTTTTATTTTGGTCGGCAGCTGACTTTATGGCATTCATATAATATTTACGCAAAGCGGGGCTTCTAGCTACTTTTTGAGATAAATTTGCAATGTAACTACCCCCCGCAGCTATGCCTAGAGTCGCTGCCTTTGCTCCTATTCCTCCAGGAATAAACCCCAATCCTCCGAATAGAGCTAATGAATAAGGTAAAGACTTAGGTGACAATAATTGTTTAGCGTATTTCGAAACATTGTCACCAATTTTAGTGGCAGCTGTAGCTTGTTTGGCCAACTTCCATTTATCAAAGAATTCTGGGTTTTCTTTTCCATATTCTCCAAGAGAATCTAAAACAGCATCTTTAAATTTAAATATCAAATTCTGCTTTCTCATGAGGTCTTTATTGTTATAAATAACTTCATTCGTGTCTGTTAGAAGAGCTTCTAGTTCACGGGGATCAATATTTTTCCCTTTTATTGCGCTTTTTGCTGCTTTAATTTTGTCAAAAACTAATTGTTTGCTCGCCGTCTTTGGGTCTCCTAATTTCAGCTCTTTTTCTATATTCCTTATTTTGCTAGCAAAACTTTTTGCTGGAATTTCTGCCCCTTCCGGGATTGAACTGCGCATGTCTTCATATAAAGAACCTATAAATTTCCCGGGACCTTTATAGTTCTTAGAGATTAGATCCGTCATTACCAAGGTCCCGAGCTTGGCTGCTTGAGCTGTTTTTTCTCCTCCTCCAAAAGCTCGTGCTGCTTCCGCAGAGAGATTAGATAGAAGTGATTTTCCTAGAGCCGCGGGCAATGATATTTTTCCCGCTCCTCCAACTAGGAGATTTGCAACGTCAGTTACTACTTCATCTGCTTTTGCTTCGATTTCATTTTGGGGTTCGAAATATGAAGGAGATAATCTTTCTGTGATCTGTTTTTTTACTTGAGAGGATGTAGGTCCTTGAACTTTCGAAAGAAGAATTTCTGGTCCCAATTTCTCTATGGCTTGTCTCCATTTTGGAGTTTCCTCTCCGGTAAGGGCCTCTGGAAGTCCTCCAGATATATTTACCATAAACTCTTTTAGATCTCCTGGAAGACCTAACAAACTTTCTCCTACTCTGGCTAAAGATCGGCCGACGTGTCTTTGTGCTTCTCCAGCAAATTGCTCCGCTCTTTCACCAAACGATGGTTTTTCATCTCTGGATAATATTTCATCAATAGAAATAAATCCTTCTTCCTCATTTTCTTGAGGGACATTCATATTTGCTGTCATGGCAATCTATACCCTTTTTGTAAAAATTGAGGGACTTCGGTTTTCTTTATTTTTCCCACTTTTCCTAAAGGAGAAATAATAGGCGTTTCATCCGCTGCTGAATCTTGTTCAGCTAGAAAAACATCTTGGGCAAGAATGGCATCATCGTATTTTTGGATTAGGACTTTTTGATCCTCTTTGATCATATTTTCTGCAATTTTGTCTGCTGTTGCTGAGTCTATATTTTGTGTCCCATAATGATCGAAAACTTTTCTTTTTGCCTCATTAAATAGTTTATTAATTTGTTCGCCGGCAAGACTTTGAGCCAAAAGCAAACGTCTTCCTTCAGGGGAGTTATTTAATCTGGGAAACCTTTGCTTAAAATCCCTAATCTCAAAGTTGGTTACATTCCCTCCGTAAGACTCCTTTGCATTCGCTGTGTATCTGTTCAATGTTTTAACGTAAAGCTGTGTTTCTGGACTTGCTTTTGCGGGAAGAATGATTTCCCCTGTTAAGGGATTTACATTTAAACTAAAGGCTTTAGGAAGTTTGTCCGAATCATTTAGTCTTTGTAATGTTTGATACCCTCTTATATTTTCATCTATAACTTTTACTTTTTCAGTAAGCTTGTCATACCTAACATTATTCTCTTTAAGTAGGTCCGTTTTGAGGGCAACTCGTTCCTTTGGAGTCCTTTCCCCGAATATATCTACCTCCGGAAACTCAAACGTAGCTTTTTCTGCTTCCGTAAGCCTGCCGTCAGGTCCCGTTACTGCCTCTTGGAAGGATGCTGTTTCTTGTATAGCTTGTCCCGGTTGAGCCCCAACTTCTTGTGCACCTGGTAACGCTCCTTGACCAGGAGGAAGCCCGA